GTGGTTATGGCGCCGACCGCCTCGCCGGCCACCACGCGGGCCTCGATGGAGTCCGTCACGAGCTGCGCCGCCACGATCTTGGGGACGTAGGTGCGCACGGCGGTGATGGACTGGCTCCAGGTCTCCGTCTGGAGTTCCGCCACCACGGCATCAGCGATAGCAATGTGCGTGCTCACGGTCCCTCCTTCTTCCTTACTTGCTGCCCGTCAGCCACTTGAGGAGGATACCAAAGATGGTCCCACCGGCGGCCATGAAGCCCAGCATCCAGCCGCGCCAGACTTCCAGCCGCTGGATGCGCTCGCGGTTTTCCTTCGCCTGACTGATCGTCAACTCGCGGTTTTCCATCGCCACGGAGGCCGCTACCTGGGTGGCATCCCTTAGGGCCTGCATGATGTGCTCATGGTCCCGCGTGTTAACCTCGGTCAACTTGTCCAGGTTGTCTCGAATCATCGAAAGGACGGTTGGTTCCTCTGGTGTCATGTCTTCTCCGATAGCACGGTGTGGATCCGAAGTGCGCCCTCGTCTATCTCTCGCCACGGTTGCTCGTCGCCGGCCGGCGTCGCCACGCGGTAGATGCGCGTGACGCCATCCTGGATGTCAATGATCTCGTCCGACTCCTGCGGGTCCACGGCCTGGCCGTCCAGGATGAGGTCGGCCGCGTCGAGCACCCAATCCTTCATCTGCGTCCAGACCTCCATCTGACCCGTCGTGTCCCTCCAGAAGCGCGTCAGGCCAGGCGTAGCAAGCAAGGCCACGCTGCTCGTGCCGCGCCGGTACGTGACCATGCGCGCCGCGAAAGCCCGCATCTGCTGCCGCAGGTGTATCATTCCGTCATGGAGCATGTCGGTCATCGCAGTGTCCCGCTGTGTGCGTTCGTCGGGTTCAGGTCGAACAGTCCGCCGTCCTGCTCCCACACGTTCTCCCACATCGCCGGCGCCTTCTTGATGTGGTGCAGCCCGGCGCCGTCGAAGGCCGCCGCATACGTCCTGTTCCAGCCGCCGCAGTGCCGGTAGGCCGCGCAGCCCTTGCACGATGGGCAGGCCGCCGCCTCGCCGCACGCTACGCTCGCCTTCCACACAGCGCCAGCGTCCCGCGCGTCGAGCGTGTAGTTCCACTCGAACGGGTCCATGAACACGTAGCGCGCGTTCGTCACGTAGGGCCACAGGCTCTCGTCGATGTGGCAGAACGGGTGATAGCGGATGCTGAAGCGCCGCCCAGCCTCCAACAGCAGGAACGCCGCCTCCTCCAGGTAGGGTCGAATCAGCCCGGGATGGACGGCGATCTCGCGCAGGCGGTCCCTGTCCGTGCCCCACTCGTAGTGCGGCAGGAAGCCGAGGAGCACCTGTTGCCACGCGCCCTGTTCCATGTCCGCCGCGACGATCTCCGGCAACTTCGCGTAGTTCAGCCGCTGGATGGTCACGTTGCTTCGGTAGGGCAGCTTCTCGCGCCCGAGCCACGCCTTCAGCACACACTGCTTCGCCCACGCGCCGTAGTCGCCCGTGATGGCGTCCAACGTCTCGCCGGTCGCGTGGCTGCTCACGTGAACGTGGTCGAGGCCGAGTGCGAAGAGTTCGGCGTACTTGTCGAGGAACGCCGTCCCGTTCGTAATCATGCTGCACGCCAGGCCCATGGTCCGGCACATCTTCACGAGGGCGGCCGCCTGCGGGTAGAGCGTGGGTTCGCCGAAGCCGACCATCACGGCATGGTTCATCCCGCCGGCCTTGGCTCGGGTCAGCTTCGCGTAGCACTCATCGAGCGGGGTGTCCACGTGCTTGTGCAGGTCCGCGCCCCAGCGGTAGAAGCAGTGCGTGCAGCGCCAGTTGCACCGCCAGGTCACGTCCAGGCCGACTTTGCGGCAGGGGTTCATTCCTTCACCCATCCTTCCACCATGGACAGGAACGCCGCCTCGCTCACGACGTTCATCAGGCGGTCGCGGTAGCGGGTGTAGAAGGCGTAATCAACGGGCGGCTCTGCCGACCATGCGAAGTAGGGCGCTTCATCGGGGACGAACAGGCTCTGCCGACCGTGCCGGATAACGCCCAGGCCGAAGGGGATGTCCACACTCGCCATGAAGAGGTCCGGCCGGCTCATCCGCATGTACGCAAAGCTCTTCCACGCCTCCCCGCTGTTGCCGCACGTGATTGCGTTCGGCGATTCCGGCAGGATGTTGTCGCAGAGGATGGTGCCGCCAGCCGAGAGCAACGCCACCGCGTGGGCCAGGTCGCGCAGGCACGGCAGCTCACGATGGTCGGCGTCCACGTAGATCAGGTCGTACTGCGCCAGGCCGTTGCCTTGCGTGAAGAAGTCGTCGCTTGACATGGTGAACGTCGCCCCGGCGTTCGGATTGATGTCCACGCCGTGCTTCAGCGGCACCCGCACCAGGTCGAAGTTCTCCCACGCCCGGCGGATGCCGAGTTCCAGATAGGTCGCGTAGCCCATGCTGTCCGCGAGGTGGTTGATGATGTCCAGGGGTATCATGGTTTCACCGCATAGAAGATGCTCGTCGCCTGCCAGGTCCGCACCGGCACGCCCGTCTCCCGCTCCCACCCGTCCACGCCGGCAATCACGCCGGGGAAGCGCGTCGTGTAGTCGTGGCCGACCAACTTCCCGCCCGGCTTCACCTTCGGCCACCAGAGCCGCAGGTCGAGCGCCACGGCCCACGCGCTGTGATTCCCGTCCACGAAGATCAAATCCTGACTGGCATCGGGCACTTTCTGATAGGCGTCCGCGCTGTTCTCGGCGATCAACCGCACGCGCTTCTCCAGGCCGAACGCCTTCACGGCCTTCTCGAACTGCCCCCGGTCGCCCTCATGGACGTCCCGCACGAGCGTCAGGGCATGCTCGTCATAGGCCGAGAACGGGTCCACGCAGGTGATGGTCGCCCGCGGCGCGCCGGCCGCCAGGCACAGCATCGAGCCGCCGCTGCCGCTGCCGATCTCCGTGATGGCCAGTGCGTTTGTGGCGAGGTCCGCCAGCACCACGGCCTCATAGCCCGTCACCTTCAGACGGTTCATCAGGTGCTGCGCCCTCAGTTGGCCCCGCCAGGAGCCCACAAGCTGCGCCAGGGCTGTGTCGTACATCCCGGCGTCCCATCGCGGCGTCGGCACCAGCGCCTTGTCCGGGGGTGTGTCGCGCAGCACGTCCCGCCAGCGCAGGTCCTCGCGGAGGATGGCCGCAAAGACCTCCATGCGCTTCTCCAGTTGGCCCAGTTCGTGCGGCAGGATGGGCGCGATGCCTTTCCAGGCCCTCTCGGCGCCCTTCGTCATGTGCAGGTTCGCGCCCCACGGCAGGTGCGGCCACACCCGCTCCCACCAGCCCCCGTCCGAACTCATCTGTTCCTGGCTGGAGGTCAGCGAGAACTTCTGCCGCAACACCTTGTCGTCGGAGCGCACGTACGTCATGTGGTGGAACCGGGGCGATATGTTGACCCTGGCCCCGGACTGGCACGCCATGAAGCGACGGTCAACGGGCCTGTCGTCCGCCGTGGCGAGCGCGACAACCGTGGCCATAGTCTCGGGCGGGTTGACCCGGTAGAGCGGGCTGCGCACGTAGCTCCACAGGCCGGCCGTAACCTGTCCCATCCCGACGCCGCACAATGCGACGTCCTTGACCACCTGAAGGTCAACGGGACTCCATATCTCGTCCGTGTCGAAGATGAACACCGCCGCGTCCGGCCAGTGCGCGCGCACGGTCGCCAGGCCCGCGCGGTACTGCTCGCCCTGGTCGCGCCAGTCCCCCCAGACCTCGACAACGGGGAAGGAACTGTCGGTTCGCAACGATTCGATAACTGGCCCAACATCGTCCTGCATCCCGACTTCCGGGCGCCACCCGGCCGCCGCGCGGAGGAACACAACGCCGTCGCAGACCTCCCGCACGGCCTCCATCGCCGCCGGCAGCCACTCGCCGCCGCTGAACGCCTTGCACAGGCCGATGAAGGGTCTCATGTCTCCCGCCCCCACTTGGCGCGGTATCGGGCGCAGTTCCGCTTGAAGATGTCCCCGCCCTGGTTCTTCTTCTCGTTCTTGTGGATCACCCGCACCCCACAGGCCACCAGCCACTTGCCCGTCGGGTAGGCCGCACGGATCTGCGCGGCCATGTCCGTATCCTCCCAACCGCTGCCCTCATTCGCCTCGTCATAGCGCAGGCCCGTCCGCCTCATGCAGATGCAGGCCGTCGGGAGCTGGCGGGATGGCACCACCACCACGCCATGCCCGTCTCTGTGCCCCGGGTGCCCGAGCATGATGCCCAGGCCACCGTCCGTGTTCATCAGGTTGGCGCTCACCACCAGGGCCTCCGGGTCGGCCAGCAGCACCGCCTCCAGCGCCGTGTTCCAGCCGATGGGCAAGCCCGTGATGTCGTCGTCCACCATGATGACGTTCGGCGTCTCCGCCCAGTCCAGGCCGGCGTTGCGGTTGGCCGATGCGCAGACCGTCTTGCATGTGGCGCAGACGCGCAGGTGCCCCTCCGCCGTGCTCTCGATCTCGGCGAGGAGCGGCGCCACCTCTTGATGCGTCCGGCAGGTCGGGATGATGATGTCAGCGGCCATCCGGCACCTCCGGCAACGTCAGTTCGTCCATCATGCTCATGTGGAGCATGTAGGGCCGGGCTTGGGTGTACGCTCCAAGCGTACGATTGACCGCTTCTTGCGAACAGTCGCTCCGCAGCGCAACGTAGGCCGCGCGGCTCGCGTCCCTGTCCTGGAGCGGGTAGAACATCTCCTGCGCGCCGACCACCGCCATGCCCGGATGCTGAACGGCCAGGCGCGTGTAGAGAGCGGGGCCAAACGCCCCCCACTCGCGCCCTATCGGCCGCTCAGCCATGCGCGCAACCACGCGCCGCACGATGCGGAAGCCTTCGCTCTCAGGCGCCGCACCGATCACGCCGTTGGCCACCAGCTTCGGCGTCCCCTGCGTAAGGAAGAAGCCGCCGCTCGTGTCGTTCTCCCACAGGATGTCCGCAAGAGGCCGGAACGGAAGGAAGTCCCAATCGAACCACCAGCCGCCATAGCGTGCCAGGATGCAGACGCGGAGGATGTCACTCTTGCGGGCCCACTTGTGTTCCCCGGTTATGGCGTCGTAGCCCGGCCGCATCGCCTCATCGAGCGCTTCTTCGCCGTGAACCATCACCACGTAGTCCGGGTTCAGCTCGCGGAACCGCTGCATGTTGAACTCGGCCCACTCGGGGGCCGGGCCACCCAGGACGGCGAAGTGGATCAGGTGTGGGATGTTCATGGCCTCGCCCTCCTCAGCACGGGCTTGGCCGAGCGATGGTCGGGCGCCAGGGGGTGCCACTGGTGGTAGAATCCCGCCACCGGCTCCCTCACGGCTAGACCTGCCGCCTTCCAGTGGCGCCAGAACAACGTGTCCTCCTGGCCCCACTTCTCGATCTCCGGCCACTTGAACTGCTCCCACTGCGTTCTGCTCAGGAAGCAGTTGCCCGTGCCATGTTCCACGATGCTGCGCTCGTGCGTCGCACTCGTGTAGCGCCGGTAGAGGGGGAAGAAGACCTGACCATTCGCACCGGACGGTCCGGGCTCCAGGTAGTGTAGACCGCGCTCCAGCACCGCCGGCACGACCAGCATGTCAGCGTCCAGGAAGAAGATGGCGTCGCCGGCCGATGCCGCCGCCGCCGTGTTGCGACCCCGGCCACGGTTGTAGTCCAGTTCGGACCGGACCACCTTTGGTGCGATGCCGCCCGGAAGCCGCAGATTCGGAAGAATGTCCGGTTCCCCGGCCACTGGCCAATGGGCAACCAGCATTTCGACCGCGGGCATGCGACCGTTCATGGCGGCCAGCGACGCGCAGAGGCTCTCGAAGCATCGCGGGAACAGCGAGAGCGTTCCGCCCTGCCACGGCAGAGCGGTCCGCCCTCTCAGCCCGACACAGATGCTCAGAAGCCTTGCCACGGTTTGCCCCTTGTAGAGGCGGGGGTTCCCGGCCTGCGCCCCGCCTCCCCATGCCCCGCCTCACCACAGCATTGTGTGTGTAGGCCGGGGGGCCTCACCGCGTCACGGGCTCAGTTCGATCAGCCACTCCGTGTCCGTCGCCACGAGGTCGCCGAAGGCGTAGCCCAACTTCCCGTCGATGGTGCTGCCCTCGTCCGACGTGATGGGCTCCTCCTCGTCGCCATCCCAGTACATGATGGTGCCGTTGGTGATGCTGGCACCGCTGGTGGCCGCACGGGTGAACTTGTAGACGCCCCGACCCGCCAGCCCGCCCAACTCGCCCGCCGCGATGTCCCGATCCGCCACGAGCGCCCGATCCCCGACGACCACAACGTCCCCGGCCGTCACGTCGGCGTCGGGCGTGTAGTCCAGAACCCTTCCGTCATCCTGATACAGAGTTGCCATCTGTCCGCTCCCTCCTACTGGTTTCATGTCGTAAGCCAGGCCGGGGCCGGCCGTGCCGGCCCCTCCCGCCTCTGACCCCGTCGCCGCAGCGATGGGCGGTCACGAGGCTGCCCTTACGCTCCGGTGCTCCGCACGCCGCCGCGGGGCTCCTGGAGCGCCACGCCGAAGTCGAAGAAGCCGCGCATCTGCACGCCCAGCACGTTGAAGTCCGCGTCAGCCGTCTCCACGGTCGGCCGCTCCTGACCGTTCAGGAAGGCCGTCTCGATCACCGCCACGTCCGCCGGGTCGGCCAGCAGATAGAAGGCCGCCGCCGAGTAGCCGGGAATCGCCGCGTTGGACAGGTAAGCGGAACTGACGACATTGAACTTGCCCGCGTGCGGGTTCTCGTCCGGCCCTTCGGCCGAGCCCTTCACCTTCGCGCTCGTCATCAGGACCGAGGCGTTGGTCTTCAGGGCGTTCGGAACCAGCAGAATCTTGGGCGTCACGCCCAGCGGGTTGCCGTCCGGGTCCGTCTGGTTCAGGAAGACCAGCTCGGCAGCGGACAGGGACGCGATGCCGGCCGTCAGACTCAGGGCGCCGGTGCTCACGTTGCTGTTGCCGGCCACGAAGAACGTGGCGGGCGTCCCGCCGTTGGCCAGAAGCGTGGTCCAGAACACCCTGTTCAGCGCCAGAGCGCCGCCGCGACCGATGCGGGACGGCACCTGGGTCAGCGCGCCGAGGTTGTCATTGATGATGTCCTCGCGCGTGATGCTGAACATGATGCCGTACGTCCGGGCCCTGTTCAGGTACTCTTCCTCACCGGCCGTCGCGTGCTTCAGCTCGCCCGTCGGACCGACCTGGACGAACTCGAACCCGCCCGTCAGGGCGTAGCTCGACACCTGCTTGAAGTCGTTCACGCTGCGGATGCTCGTGATCTGGCGCCAGGCGCTCTCGACAGCGTCGAAGCCCCGCACCATGAACTTGTTCGCCACGTTCGACATGATGCCCGGCAGACTCAGCGTGCTCGGGCCGCCGGCCGCGAAGTCAGGCATGAACGCCGCCTGCAACACGCCGCGCAGGTCGCTCTTCACGCTCAGGCCCCGGTAGCCGTGCTGCCGCGCCTTCTCCATCAGCAGGTCCTGGAGGCTCAGGCCGTGAGACCACTTGGAGCGCGCCTGCTCCAGCGTCTGCTCGCCGTAGGCCGCCACCAGCGAATCGTCGTCCAGCCCGCCGCTGATGCACACGGCCGCCTCGATGATGGAACTGGCCGGCGCCTCCTCCTGACGGCTGTGGCTCGACCGCACGCCCGAGCGCGTCGCCCTCAGCAGGCTCAGCTCGAAGTCCTGAACGCCGGCCTTGCCCTCGATGGCGGCGCGGGCCAGCTTGTCCAGGTCCTCGACCCTCTCCGGCTGCTCCATCACGGCCTTGTTGTACATCGCCGTGATCTGGTCCTGACGGTCGAGTTCGGCCTTCACGCTCGCCGTGATCTCGTCCAGACTCCGCTTGTCCTCCTTGCCCGCGCCAAGCTCGAAGCTCGCCCGCAGGCCCGTCTTCTGCTGCTCCGTCAGAGTCGCAGCGTCGAAACCCGTGTCCTTCAGCCACTTCTCGAATTCCATCTCCTGACCTCCCTCCAGAGTAAACGCCGCCGCGATGGACAGCCGCGTGCCCGCGTCCGCACCGCATGCGACAATGGCAACATGCCTCAACACCGACTGCTTCACGTGAAAGAACGGCGCCTCATGCCACTGCCCGTTGATGAACCGCCGCCCCTGCGTCACAAGCTCCCTCTCAACCGTTCCCCCCCCGATGGACAGTTGCCACTTGCCGCCCAGTTTCCCCTGGTCAATGACGTTCCTGATCTCCGCTTCGTCGGAGATGATGCTGCCGACGATGTCAATGCCGTTGTCGCGGATCCTCGCGTGGACGTCGCCCGCCTTCGTCCCCGTCTCGCTCTTGTGATTGAGCACCAGCGGCACCGTGTCCGCCATCAGCATCCCGCGCAGGTCCACCACGGCGGGGAGCGGCCATCCTGGCAGTTGTATCTTGCCGCCGTTGTACGCCCGCCCGTCCACCGGGATCGGCGCCGCCAGTGCCGCCTCAATGCCCAGGTCCGCATACGCCGTATACGTCACATCCTCAGACGCCTCATACTTCTCGTTCGTCGCCGGCTCGAACAGGATGACCTCGATCCGGTTCTCCGCAAGCCACGCCTTCGCCTTCTCCACCGTCCAGGCGTCAATGCGGAACCGCAGCGCCTGCGGGATGATGGGATCGTTCGGCCCGGCCGCGCCCTTCAGCTTCCCCCAGATGATGTTGACCGTGTCCGGCACCGTCACCCGCAGGTACAACTTCCCGCCGGCCGTCGTGCGGAAGGACGCCTCGTCGAACTTGTCCGGGTCCTGGAGCCGCGCTGCGTGATAGTTCGGATATGGCATTACTCCTCCTCCGCCCCTGTCGCATCAGTTCCGTCCCCCGGCTGCCCTTCCTCCGCCTGCCCTTCGTCCGCCGTTAGCCCGTCCATCCCAGTTGTTGCATTTTTTGCAACAGGTGCCGGAGGCGCCTTCGGCCCGAACCGCTTCGCCAGCAGCAGCTTCTTGTACTCCTCCGCCGAGACGCCCATCAGTTCGGCTTCCTTCGCCAGCTCCGTGTCCGCGTCCAGACCTTCCTCCGCGTAGAGCCGGTAGAGGCCCTTCTTGCCGTCGCCCAGGTCCGTCTCGTCCGCGTTCGCCTCGCGCGGGTCCAGGCGCTTCGGGCCGTCCCACATGTACTCGCGGGGCGCGTCCAGCACCTTCTGCGGCCACTTCTCCACCATCTGCGCCTCGGCCAGCCAGTGCTCCGTCAGCCGGTCCACCACCTCGTCCGCAAGGTCGCTCTGCTCGATCCCCACGCGGCGCTGGAAGGTCTCCCGGTCGAGCTTCGCGCTGCTGTAGTTGAACTTGCTGCTGTCGCCCGCGGCCAGGTTGTAGGGCATGCACAGGCACCGGACACCCTCCGCCTGCGTCACGCGCACGAACTCGCTGTGCGTGGTGCTCGGCTGCTGAGGCGTCACCTGTCCCATCTTCGCGCCGCCCGGCATCACCGTCAGCATGTCGTCCTCAAGCTCGATGGTCTCCATCGGCTGGAGTTCCGAGTCCTCCTGATTGGCCGGCGCCTCCGTTGTGATGACGCCCGAGATGGAGGCCGCCGTCCGCGCCGCCTTCACCACCGCCAACCCGTACGCCCGCAGCATCGGCAAGAGCGAGAGCGCCGCCATGACGTCCGGCAGCCCCCGGTGCTGCTCCGGCCTGTCCCGCCGGAACCAGTGGTAGACCGACGCGGCCGGCACGTCGTCCCCGTCCAGCACCACGTCCCCGCCGATCCTGATGTTGTCGCCCGGGTGCGCGTTCAGGATGAAGTAGCTCACCGGGTTGTCCGCCTCGTCCAACGTGATCCCGTCAATCATGTCGGCGTAATTCAAGTCCCACGGTCGACTTACGCGGTCGCATTCCACCAGCAGCAGGTCCAGCTTCTCCGGCGTCGGCAGCTTCGCGTTGGTTTTCTCAACACCGAAGCCCTCGCCGTCCTGCGTCCGCGCCATGTGGAGCAGACGCAACTTGCGCCCGAGCCGGATGGCCGTCGCCCACTTCATCCACGCGATCTCGACCTTGCGGTTCAGGTTCGTGTTGCCCGTGTCAATCTGGAGCCGGGGCCCCCGACCCACCACGAAGTCCGCCAGGCTCAGCACCACGCCGCGAAGGAAGCTGTTGTTCGCCACCTCGTAGCGCGCCCGCTCGCGCAGTGTCTTCCGCACGCTCAGGCTGTTCGCCGCGTCCGCGCTCAGGATGTCCGTCGCGGCCCAATAGCGCTGGTTGCTGTCCGTCGTCTGGGCGCTGTCGTACCGCGCCTCGATGCCCGGCCCGAACGGGCCGTAGACGTAGCGCATCTCGGCCGCCATCGCGGCCACCTTCATCTCGTAGTAGCGCTGCTTCGCGTTCCCGACGTGGTGAGTTGCCTCACGTGGCGCAGTCGCCCGAAGCGGACGGTCCGCCCCCGGCTGTGGATGCTTTGCGAAGATGCGCTCCAGCCAACTCATCAGGTTATCCCCGGGGGCCGAACCTTCAGGAACCGTATGCCGAGGGACGGCTTGCTCGCCGCCTCCACAGAGGCCAGGTACTTGGCCGCCGCAATCTGGTCCGGCAGGGGATACTGCTCGACCTCGCCCTCGTCACCCTTCACCCGGCGAGGGGCCAGCATGCGCGTTGCGATGGCGTCGTCTACCTCTTTAGGCATTCAGCACCTCTCGCCAGGTTCCGTGCGCTTCCATGCACGTTCTACACGTACAACGTGCATGTTGCCCATCTTCTGTTGGATTTGTCAACACCTATGCGGGCTTTACGTCAGAAAGGTGCTACCCGTAGCACTTCTGGTGGGATTTACGGCAGTTTCCGTGTGGCTTTTTGCCTCAATGTGGCACAGCCGCCCCCGGCTGTGGAGGTTGATGCCGCCGCACGCCGTGAACATGGAACATGGAACATAGAACATGGAACGCCGTTACTCTATCCGCCCCGGCCGACGATCTTCTCGAACGTCGTCACGCGCCACCGGCAGTGTCGGCACTCCCGGCGCCGTTTGATCTGCCCGCCCGCCGCCGGCCTGGTATACAGCACCTCGAAGTGCCGGCACTCGCACCGCGGGCACATCAGCCCTTCGTCCGCCTGCGGCTGGCCCTCATCCGAACTATCCGGAGTTTCCGGAGAGTTGCCCTGCGAATCGTCCAGGATTCCTTGACCGTTCCCGTCCGGCTCCGTCCCATCCGGCTCCTCCACCAGCTCCACACTCTGCACGGGCTTGTCCCTACGTCTGGCCATTGCCTTCGCCTCCTAAGAGGTTGCTCTGCACCAACTTCTGCCCTGATGCCGTCGCCCCGACTGGTGTGTCACCAGTCGCCCTCCGTAGCCTCGGCGAAGGAGGGGCCGTTGTGGAAGCCTTGCCCCAGTATTCAATCCTCCGCCGCGCGATCTCGCAGTACCCCGCGTCCTGGTCAATGCCCACGAAGTTGAAGCCCTCGACAGCGCACGCGCAGCCCGTCGTGCCCGATCCGCAGAACGGGTCGAGCACGATGCCGCCGGGCGGCGTGACGAGTCGCACGAGCCAGCGCATGAGGGCCAGGGGCTTGACGGTCGGGTGATGGTTGTGGACGCGCGACAGACCGCGATTGCGCGGGTTGTCACCGCCTGGGTTGCCGTCCTTGCGCCCTTCGTCGCGCTGGGCGCGCTCGACGTTATCCAACCCCGCCTCGCGTTCGGCGCGGCTGGCCTTGGCGCAGTAGAAGAAGCGCGAGGCGCCGCCGATGTCGCCATACCACTCTCTGAGCGCCGCACTGCCGGGAGCAAACATGGCATTCTCGCATTGTCCCCCGGTTGGCCGGGAGGCGGATGCACACCCGCGCCTCTCCCCGCTCTGTTCATCCAGCATCGCGGCGGCCTCTTCGTCCAGGCAGATGTTCGCCGGCCAGCGGCCGAGGGGATGTTCGGAACTGCGCGGTCGGTCCTCGTTGATGCCAGATGCTTTGTTCATTGGCATGGGACTTTGGCCAACACAGCGCCCACCGCCGGTCAGCCCCCCAAAAGCCTCTATCCTGCACCCATCCACGTTGATGCCGCCGCAGCCGTGGGCCAGGACGTTCTCGGCCACGGTGCCGCAGAGCGGCTTGCGCGCCACGAGGATGGGCTCCCACGCGGGCTTCAGCGCCGTGCCCCAGCCTTGCCACTGGCGGGCGGCGTCTGTGGTCAGAGGTAACTTGCCCCCAGTGTTTGCTATCAATGTGCCTTCTTCGCGGCCCGAGAACCGATCCCGTGAGAGGCCGCCAAGGTCACGGTCAGGGCGGCGGCTACACCCAAGGGTCTGAATCTTCTCGACACTCTGCGCAACATCGTAGGATTTCGGAAACCCCTGGCCGTAGAGCCACATGATGGTGCCGCGCAGCTCGAAGCCCGCGTCCTCGATGGCGCAGGCCAGCCGGTGCCACGTGCGCGTGCCGCCGAAGGCCAGCAGAAACGCGCCGGGCTTCAGCACGCGGTAGGCTTCGGCCAGCCACAGCCCGTGCCACTCCTGCATCTCAGCCAGGTGCTTGCCCACACGCGCGAAGGACGGCTTGTTGCCATCGGCAAAGCCCCCGAGGTGCCCCGGCTTCGGCACGGCGAGCTTGTCCCACTCCTCGCCCATGAACTCCAACCCGTACGGGGGATTGCAGACGCAAGCATGGAAGCGTTCGGCCTCCATCCCCGCCATCACTACCCGGTTGTCCCCGCAGATGACCTCGCTGCTCGGCGCCGTCTTGCCGTCGCCGTTCAATTCCGCATTCCGCATTCCCAATTCCCCATTCACTTCCTCGTCCTCCCGTACATATAGTCCAGCGCCGAGCGCTGGTCCCGCTTCCGGTCCCCGCGCCGCTGCCGTTGCATCTCCGCCAGGCTCACCTTCTTCCGCCCCGCCGGCTCCCGGCCCGTCACCATCCCCGAGAGCGTCACGCCCCGGTAGGACGCCGCCGCCGCGCACCCCACCAGGCAGTCCAGGTAGTGGTTGTCCGGCTTGTTCGGCGGCAGCGCCCACTCGTCCACCCGCCGCCCGCGCCCCTCCGTCTTCACGTTCCGCTCCGCCGTCAGGTGCTCCGCCAGCAGCCGGTGCAGCAGCGGCTTGTCCCCGAACAGGCTCAGGCACCCCTTGTCCCCCATCGCCGTCCGCAGCCGGTCGTGAACGAACGTCTTCCACCAGTTTGTGTCAATCTCGATGTGCCGCAGCACCCGCTTCCCCTTCACGCTTGGCACCCACCAGCTCTCCCCGATGTGGTCCCCGCGCTTCCGGTCGTACTCCGCGATGGGCCGCATGGCCGCCGTGATACCCGACCCTCTGCTCGGCAGGATCAGCGCCGCGAACGGGCTCTCCCGGCAGAACTGATGCACCACCGACGTCTTCCAGCCCTGGTCCACCAGGCACTGCTCGATGTGGAGCATCGCCCCGTCCTCGCGCTTCCACTCCCGGCCGAGTATCTGCCCGGTCAGCTCCTTCAGCCCCGCGTAGATCGCCCCCTCCGCCCCGGTGCCCGGGTGCGCCCGCCCCAGCGTCCGCATCACGTTCCGCGTGTTGAAGTGCGTCTGCTTCTGCTCCGGGTAGACGCCGTAGTCCAGCACGTAGCCCGTGAACGTGTTCTCCCACGCGCACACCATCCAGAAGAGCACCTTCTGCCCGACGTCGATGAAGGCCGTCAGCCTGTTGCAGCTCCCCGGCACCTGCCCACGTGGCCGGTTGTTCAGCTTCGCCGCGATCTCGTCCGCCGTCATCATGTCGTTCTCCTCCTCGTCCTCCGGCTGCGGCTCGTTCTGGCACTCCGCCCAGAAGCTCGCCTCATCCTGAATCTTCCAGTTCATGGCGTGCTGGAGCCCGCTCACCTCCCCGAAGTCGCCCTTGAACCGCTCCGGCCAGGCCACGATACTCCCCTCGTCCATCGTCGCCTGTTTGCCCTGGTAGAACTCCGTCGCCGCGGTCGTGCTCCCCTGCTTCAGCCCCGCCCGGTAGAGTTCCGCGTACTGCTCCCACAGGTCCTCCCGCGTCGGCAGAGCGTAGAGCATCCGCATCCGCTCGCCGCGCCACTCGGGGTGGATTTCCCGGTCGAGAATCTGGTCCGCCATGTCCCCCGGCTTGATGACGGTGCACGGCATGAACCCGGAAATCTGGCGGTCCGGGCCCCCCAGCTTCAGCACGGCGCCCGTCAGGATGCCCAGCCGCTTGCGCGTCTCCGTGATGCTGCCCGCCGAGGCGTCCGTCTGCGGATCGTTCACCACCACGAAGTCCGGCCGCGCCTTGCTCCCGTCCGGCCGGGCGTGCCACATCCCGCGCACCCGCCCCAGCAGTCCGGTCGCCTGGATGATGGCCGCGCACCCATTCTCCGGCGGCGTCGAGGGGTCCATCGCCGACGCCGCGATGCTCGGCATCACGATGGTGTCCGCCGTCCACTCGATGCGCGTGTGGGTGTGGTTGCAGCGTTGGGTTTTGCAACGGTTGGCCGTCCGCTCCAGGCACCGGATGGCGTAGATGACCTCGGGGAAGTCCTCCAGGAGGAAGTCGTTCACCTCGAAGTCCGTCTTGATGCTCTCCAGGCTCTCGCGGGCCGCGCTGTCGTTCGCCTCGATCAGCGCCACGAACCTGTGCGACCCCCTCAGCACCGCCCACTCCGCCCCCGCGATGCACAGGCTCGTCTTGCCGCCGCCGCGCGGCATGGCCATGGCATAGAGCCCGCCCGAGTCAACGGCTTCCTGGATGCGACCGATGACCTTCAGATGGTCGGCCGACCACGGCAGGTAGAACGTCGCCGGGTGGTAGAGTTCGCAGAACCGCTGGAAGGATGCCGACGCCTCGATGCGCCGGTCCATGTTCACAATGGGCGGCGCCAGCCCGATGTCCTGCCCCTCGGCCGCCTCCCGCCGACTCTTCCGCAGCATCGCCTGGCGGTGTGCCGCGTACGACGCGCCCGCCTTGCCCTTTTCGGAGCCTGGCGTAGCCTTCCTGGTGGCCTTGCGTGGCGCTCGCTTCCCCATCAACCTCATCCGTCCCGCAGTGGGCGCTTGTTCGTCCCACCACGGCCCGCCCGCGCCACCAGTAGCCCCCTGGGTGCCCATTCTACCCCATCTATGCCCCCCCCTGTCCAGCCGAAAGAAAGCCAGCATCCCCCGCCGGGTGTTCGGCTTGCCCCCGAGCACCCTCCGGCGGGGGGTGTGGAGGACCCCTACATGTGACCGGACTGGCCACGTGGCACGGTCGGCCACGTGGCGGACTATGGACACGCTGCCTGATCTGCTATGGGACTACTTGGGTATCAATGGCCATTGGTGCGCTTGTCTATCATGGCCGGGCGCGGCGCCGGCCGCCGTGGCAGCTGCCGGCCGGCGCCGGCCGGCCGTGGCATGCCAGAGGCACAGAGCAGCTGGCAAGGGACACGAGCTCCAGAGGCACCAGGCACATGGCAAGGCGCCGGCCTAATCCGCCGGAATCTGGCATGGTGTATTGACAACGGCCTATCGTGGTGTATAATACCTTACATGGCAGGCAAGGCGCGTTAACATTTAATGGAGATGACAGGCATGGGTAGCATCAGAGACGTAGAGAGGCAGGCAAGGCGCTTGGTACGTGAGAATGTCCCATTCCTCGAACAGTACGAAGATGAACCAGACGAGAAT